GAAAGTTCAGGGGCAAGTTGCTGGGAAAATATGAATGAGTATTTTTTTAGTAATGAGGGAAAAGAATACCTCAAAGAAATGAATAAGTTTTTTAACGAACACAAAGCAAAATGACTGACATAAAAACCAAAGCAGATAAAGTACTTTCTGCTTATTATGATGACCTAGCACACGACCCTGCCTTCCACCTTACTGGTATTCTTCGTGAGGTAATCAACCAACTCCAACAAAATCCTGGTGTGATTATGTGTGCTGATGTGTTAGAATTGTGTGATGAATTGGAGGCACTCTAATGATTTTAGATGAAGAAGTCATCAAACTTGTAAAAGAACATTTTGAAGAAGATTGGGATGAGAATGATGGTTGGGAGTATTCTGGAAACTTTGATGCCTTTGTGAAGTTTGCCCAAGAAATCTTTCAAATGGGTTATAATGAAGGTAGTTATGATATGTCCTACTATGAGTGATAAAGATGACTTACGAAGTTCAAACTTGGGATGACGCAGATAAAACTGTGTATTATGAAACCGTAAAGGAATCTATTGATTATGAGAATGCTCGTGATATAATTGTAGAGAAGTATCCAAATCGTAAAGTAATTGCTGTGATTAGAAAATGACTGAAAGAATAGGATATAAACTCAACCCAAACAAACTCAAAGGAGCACCTCAAATTATTCTTCCTTATTTTGTTGGTGCTTTTTATTACACAGAAGATTATGAGTATTTTGATGTAATCAAACCTTATCTTGATATTCCAGAACCACCCAAGACATTAGAAGAAATCTCACAAGAATTGGATGAGAAGATTGATAAACGAATTGAGAGAGTAAAAGAGAAGTTTAATCAACTTGGATATACTCAAGAATATCAGTATCAAGTAAAGTTCAATAGAATTTTTGAGAATTTTGAGTATGCCCGTGAGAATGGAAGTTTTCCAATCAAATATACACTTTCAGGAACACTTGATTACTCTAGACTTTCTATAACTGGTGATGTCAAATATAGTTCTCCAAGTTTTGTAGTAAAACACGGAAGTAATCATCAAGGGTATTATACGATTGGTGATGATGGATATTATAGGTTTTATGTAGAGAAAAAACCGAATATTGTTTTTCGTTGGTTTGTTTATAAGTTGATGGGTTTCAAGTGGATTGATGAGGTATTATGACTAAACTATCAGCAGCAGACCTTATGGTAATCCACAATACTCTTTATAAAAGTTTGAGTGTCGTTGGGAATAGCATTTGGACACAAGAAACCAGAGAAAGAGTTATGGATAAGGTGTCTATTATTATGGAGAATATGAACGCAGAAGTTGTCTGTGGTGATGTAGAACCTATTGTAGTGAGTGGAGATGTAGGGGGATGAGTAAAGAAGAACTCAAAGCACTTTTGATTATTATTTCTATATTTCTACTTTTTGCACTTCTTTATGGAGTTATTATTGATTATCAAAAAACATTATGCCTCAAAGAAGGTGGCAAGTGGATTGACGGATTTTTTGGGGGAACTTATGCTCACTTGTGTTTGCCGAAATGACTTACGCATCTTATTGTTGCCCTAAATGCGGAGCACAGATAGGATATATTGGAAGGTTCTTTCAGTTTCTTCGTATTCCGTTGCATAGGTGTAAGGACACTTGAAGAACTGGCACAGGGGATGCTCTGGGTGCCTCTGTGGGTGGTATGATACTCTCATACACAAAGGAACTCCAAATGCTTGATGCCTTTACTGATTATCCTATTCCATCTTATGGTGATGTTGCGGGAGAAAAAGCACCTATTCGTAAGGCAGCAATCCTGACTTATGATGGAAATAAGTATTGTGATGTGCTTGTCTATCAAGTAGATGAAGATGGAGATTTGAGGGGAACTGTTGTTAATTTTAAGCAGTTTTATCTTTATAAAAATGAAGCACGACTTGATGATGGCATTCCATTCACCTATGCAGAACTGGAAACTCTTCCTTTGACTGAAATAAGTTCTCCTCATTCCATTTGATATAATACTCTCATACACACAGATACCTTATGACTGAACAAGAACTTATTGAACTCTGGGGTGATGGAACCCAGTTTGGAATGAATAGTCTTGGTGCTGGTGTTATGACTGGTGCTATGAATAATGCCTTTCGTGAGGTTGCTGTAAAGTTTGCTCTTGTAGTTGCTGATAAAGCATATGGTATTGGTTATGATATTGGAGCAGGTGATGAGTATGATAGGGGATATGTTGATGGTGTGGAAAGTGTAAGGTCAGGTGTTCTTGGAGATTGAAATGACTGCTTTCAATTACAAAGGATACGGACGCATCTACACTAATCCAGAGAACATTCAAGAGGTAGAAAATATCATTCAAGAACTTGATGAGTTTGAGTGGGGTTATTATCCAGGAGGACTTGTAACTTCTTGGGACAGGTATCCAAATGTAGAGTATATTGGTAAGTTTGAACTGAATGAAGAAAAGTTCAAACAAATCTGTAAAGAACGAAACATTCCTGTTTTTGTCTTTAATGCTTATGATAATGACTATCCTCGTGGTTATGTCAAAACCTTGAATGTAGAAGAAATCAAAACACTTTCTTATGGAGAACTGAAATGAATGACTATGTAAAATCTTCTATAGACTACGTATTTACTGAAAGTGAAAAGGAAGCAGTTCTTTTTCAAGTTGCAGTTCTTCTTGGTACTGGTTCTACAATGGAGTTTTATCGTGAAGAACGAAATGGCAAAAATGTTCTTATGGTGAGGCAGAAGAACCAGTATAGGACTGCATCCAGAGAGGTCTGTGATTTCTAGAGTGATGATGAGGAACTGAAATGACTATCAAAGTAACTGAACTTCTCAAACTCTTTACCAAAGCAAAACAACTTGATTTAAGTGTTGAGGTTTATGAGGACAAAGATGATGATTATGTAATTCGCATTTACGAAATGTTCCGTTCAGAAGGATTTGATGAAAAGGTAGTCATCACTCAAAAAGGTGAGAGCAACTGGAACAAAGGATGTTATAGTTTTGATACTATGATGGATATTCTTGATGAAAAGTTGGAAGAAAAACAACAAAAAGAAATCAAAGAACAAAAACGACAAGAACTTCTTGCTCGTTTGACTGATGAAGAAAAAAAACTTCTGGGGGTAAAATGACTACCGAAGAAAAACTCACACTTCTCCTCAAGGTTCTCAAAGAAGTAGCAGAGGTAAAACACTGCTATGAAGGTCTATTTGGAGATGATTATACTCCAAGTGCTGGTAATTATGATGATGCCTTTGAAGATGGTTGTGCTTATGGTGAGATTACCTTTGCCCGCACTATGTTAGAATGTATTGGTGAAAAGTTTGAGTACCCTTGTATGAAAGAAAATGACTAACAAACTAAAATTCACACAAGTATCACGAGTGATTGACCCGAAGACCCGTATTCATTATCTTGATGGGATTGATGAGAATGGAATACACTGGGTTGCTCAACAAGAAATTGGTGTGGAACGGTGGATTACATACAAAGAAGTTTGGAAAAAAGACCCCCAGCAACCATTAGACTTATGACTAAACAATACCCAATAGAAGACTGGGAGTTTGTTGAGGATATTGAAACATCCTTCAACGAATGGTTTTATGGAAATCATACTGAATGGACTTGGACTGTTGAATGGTTTGCGGGAGATTGTTCTGTTGAAGACCCAAAGACCCGTGAAGACCTGATGAGAAAATGGATTTACGCATCGTTCTATGAGGGTTTTATGCGAGGAAAATATGCTAAACTGGAAGAACAAACAGGACTGACGAATAATGACTGAATTTCAACCAACTCCACAAACACCAGAGCAAGTTGCTGATGGACTTCGTGATGCCTTTAGACAAGCAATCAAAGATGGTGTGATGGATGCTACTCCTTACCTTAAACAAATGACTTTCAAATCTGATATTGAAAAAACAGAAGCAGAAATCAAAGTGCTTCAAAAGAAACTTGAACTCCTCAAAGAGATTGAGAAACATAAATCACCAGTAGAAGAAGCATACAAAGATTGGTGGGGGCAATATCCTGAATTGGAAACTGATTCCAAGTATGATGATACAAGGTGGAAAGGTTTCAAAGCAGGTTTTCAGGCAGCATACGAAGAGAAGGTAAGAGAAGATGATTATTATAATAAAGTAAAGTGTGATGAGAAAGACGATCCAAAACCTATGGATGAAGTTGTGAATAGGTTGGTGAAAAAATATCAAGCACAAAAGCTTTTTAATAGATTGGTGGATGAACTTGGTTATGATTTTGATACCTGTAATGATATTGTAGATTTGGTGGAGAGTTGGTTGCCGAAAGAACAATCAGCAGCAGGAAGTCAGAATGTAAATACTGAATTACTTGTGGATGGTTTCAACAGTTGTTTGCAGAAAATCAAGGAGATGCTACGATGACTGAACGTAACTTTGCCAAAGAACTTTGCCATTACCGTTATATTGATATGGAGGATGGGAATGATACTGAAACTATTTGCTATCCTTCTTTGATTTGTATTATCACCGAGTTGTGTGATAGAATAGAGCAACTGGAGAAGGACAACGAACTTCTGAAATCTTATGCTTGGGAACAATGAACAATGATATGCCTTGGGTCAATCTCACCCAAGAAGAAGTAGAAGAACTCCGCAAACAAAAACACGAACTGACTGAATACGGCAAAGAGAAACTGAGGAAACTTATGATGAACCAAGAACCATACCCTGACGAAATGTTTGATGAGGCAGAACGTCGTGAGAAGAGTAATCGTGTTCTTCAACGATATAATGACTTCTACAATATGGAATGTGCCTCTCTTCCTCACGGCACACCTATCACTCCAGAACATCAACAAATGATTGCATTTCAATCTATGATTGATGCTTTGCGTTGTGAGAACCTCAACCGTGAGTATAATGAGATTGCAATTAGTGATATTGAGGATTTGATTGCACGATTGGATGAACAAGCAACTGCATTTCTTGAACGAGTGAGAAAGGAAAATGAACGACGAAAAGAATCCTGATGAGATTGTTGTCAAGGACATAGATATGATACACTTTGAGATGATGGATGATGGGTTCCTCTGGTGTGGAATCTATCACAAGAATGGTCAGATTGATCACTTCAACATCACTGCAAAGAAGAACAAACTCTCTACACTCTGGATGCCCAACTGTGGATAATACTATGAGATTTGAAAACCCAACAAAATGGGAACTTTTCCTTGATGGATTTCGTAATGTCCTGTATATTCTTGACTGTTATGATGACGGTGATGAATGGGGTTATGGTGAGTTCTGGGAATCGTTGAGTATTGGTTGGTTTCAGGAGTATATCTATCCTTATGATGATCCTTACAACCTAACTATCAGTCCAGAACGCAGGTTGCGATTAGGTCAAGAACCAGAAAGGATTATTGTATCCGCAGAAGCATATGATGAACTTGTGCGAAGAATAAATGAACCACCAGATCCTGTTGTGGTGGAAAGAATTAAAGAACTAATGAGTCGCAAAGCACCGTGGGATGATTGATTATGACACTCATAACATATCCATTTCATTATCTCTATTTTGAGAATTTTTATTCCCAAGAAGAATTGGATTTAATATGGGAAGAATTGAATAGTTTATATGTTGAAGGTGATAAATTTTTATCACCAGATGATACTCATAGTGCCAAAGATGATAATGGAAATTATATAAAAGCAAATAGAGGTTTATGGTTAGAGGATAAATCATCCAATCTTTTTAATATCACAAAAAAATTATATGATCCAACCATAATAAATCATCCATCATCTTGGTTTTTTAAAGACACTAATTTTAATAAGGATGTGACACTCATATCATATTATGATGACGATGATTATTATGCTAAGCATAATGATTCATCCTACATTACTGCTTGTACTTGGTTATATAAAGAACCAAAGCAATTTTTGGGTGGAGAGTTTTGGTTCCCTGATTATGATATAAAAGTTCCCTGTAAAAATAATTCCTGTATTATATTCCCGTCAAACATCTGGCATTCGGTTAAAAAAGTTTATCTACCAGATGAATATAAAAATAAAGGATATGGTAGGTATTGTATAAGTCAATTTGTATCTGTAAATATTGGTAAAGATGTCTCTCAGTGATAAGGATAAAATATACTACAACGTATGGTCTTGTGCCTATCGTCGTCGATATGCTGCGAAACTCAAACAAGACTGGGAATTGTATGATCGTGAACATCAAACTTTACTGATGTGCCTTAAAATAGCAAAGTGGACAACATTTGATACAGAAAAAAGGAATTATTTAAAATGACTTCAACGTTTAAACAAACTTGTGATAAACCTTATGATCACCACGATTATAAGTTGGTTTATGAAGATGGTAAAAAGGTAATCTTTGATAATTATGAGGATGTCCAACTGACTTGGTTTCAAAATGGAGGACACTTTTTAAGTCATATTGAAGTTTTGGATAAAAAGAAAAGCAAGGGGTTCAAATGATGTTTAAATTGTTATGTGAGGACCATCACTACGGGTGGGTGGTGAATAGTCACTATGATTGGGTGAATATGCTCACTAAGATGGAAAAGAAAAAACCACAAAGATTTGAAGAGTTTCAATACTCAAGAGCAACTATCTACCACTACCTAGATAGAATACAACAGGAGCAAAACCTTTACGACTAATGAACTTTACACCTGAACAATATAAACTCATCTACTCTGCCGTGCGAAGGTATCAGTATGATAAGACCGTACTGAACAGTAAAGAGTATCATACCTGCAGTGAGGTACTTGACGAACTGTTCGATTCCGTCTATACTCAACGTGTTGAGCAACCTACCTGATAAATTATGGGACGATCTAAAAAAGTTGAAGAGGTTACTCCAGAATTCAAGTATGATATGTTTCCAGTTATCATTGTCCACAAGGATGGTAAAGACCTAAAAGACACTAAGACTTGTTATTTTGACAATGAAGTTAATGCTAACAAGTACATTCAAAAATCAAAGTTCAAGAAAACCGATTACAAAATTTATATCAAAGGGCAAACAAAATGACGACACGAAATTTTATTGATAAAAACGGAAACTCTTGGGAATGGGAAGAAACACCCGAAACCATTGAAGCACTCAAACAACTTCACGGAACTGTGAAAAAAGCAAATGAAATTAAGTTTGCTGGTAATTATCCAGGTCCACTATATGCTCCACATCCAGATATAAAAAATGTTTAATACCGATTTTAATATTAAAGAATATACAAGGGAAGTATTAACAGAAGATTTTGTAAAAGAAAATAATAAAATTTTTAATTTATCCGATCAAAGTTACGAAGATTTTAAGGTAGTAAAAAAATATATTTCATCATTTCAGCAAAAAAATTTAGAGGATATTTCTTTTATTTTTTCTGAAGATGTTGTTTTGATTACTAATGGTCAAAAATTTGTTGAACAAAAAAATGTAATTGAACACTTAAAATCTATCATTGACAATTTCAATCCGAATGAACTACCAATTAAATCTAGAGACAGTTTTATTTCTGTTTCTATGGAACTTGGTGAGATTAAAAAAGATTGTCATAATGATGCAGAGGGTTGTTTATTTGTTATTCCTTGGGAGCATTTCTTTTCTTGTAGAATAATTTTAGAATATTATAATATTGAAAATAAATTAGACATCAATCATTCAATTAAGTTTGATGATAATGGTAAAATATGTGAAATAATCTTACATTGAAACATAATATGGAAAAGAAACTGATTGATGATTGCTTTTATGTGGAGCAAAAAAAGTATGGACTCTGGTATTCAACTGACAAAGATGGTAACGGTCTTATCACATCTCTCACTGAGGAGCAATGTATCCAAGCAACCCGTTTTTATCTTAAAGGACGGCAGGAAGGTTTCTCTGAATCCAAAACTTATGAAGGTGAGGTAGGTGGAAAACTCTGATTATCCATATCACGTATTAGATCCTACTACTCCTTGGTATGAGTGGCTTTGTTATTGTGAGATTTGTCACCAATTGAACATTCGAGGACAACCAAACTGGAATCGTTTTATGAGATATAGAAATTATTTGAAAGAGGTTGGTGTATTATGATTATGACTGATCCTTATTGGTTTCATAAAAAGTGGGGACTTAAACCAGAAGTTCCAATGGATGATGTCTATGATCGTCTGGTTGAACTTGAAAATAGAGTTATCAAACTAGAAGAAGAAAATGTAGAATTGACTAATGAACTCTATCGTATGGAAAATTCTCTTGATGCTCGCATAGATATTCTTGCCGAGCATATGAGAATTGATTACGATGTATGATTTAGACGACTTCGAAAAAGCACTTGCACATTTTGGAACCAGAGTTGATATAATCATTGCACTGGAAATGGGAGGAAAATTAGATGCTGACACTGCTTACAAAAATATTAAAACTGAACTTAAAGAACTCAAAAGAATCAGAAAGTCTATCAAAAAAGACAAGGATTTGTGATAAATGTGGTGAAGAAAAACCATTAAATGCTGATAACTTTCAAAAAGTAAAACATTTTCGTGAAGGATACTCTTATTACTGTAATGAATGCTCAAAACCAAAATCCAGGGAATGACTCCCTAAAAATAACACAAAATGAGGATGGATCCTTCACAATGGACTGGGACAAGGAAGACCCAAATTGGAAGTGGCTCAATGGGTTGACTTCTAAGGAAATTCAGGTTATTATGCAACAAGCAATCGAGGATTATCTCAATGACCTCTGACTTTGATTATAAAAAGTATTCTCTTGAAAAACTTGAAACTTGGGTAAGAAATGCTCTGACTAGTGCAGAAGCAAGCCCACAAGAAATATACAATACCATTAAGGATGTTGTAGATGAAGAATATCATTACTTCAAGCATTATACTGGTCGTTGCTATGAACTTCTTGCTCTTCTGAATGGTAATGGTAAGGGTCATATTACAGCATACGATGAATATGTTGAGAAAAAAGAAAATCTTGTGTGTGATAAGGAAGATCCATCACCCGAATGTAAAAACTCTTGGACTTCCTTCTGGGAAGAGCATTATTACCCAGAAGAGGTAAAGGATGATGGTATGCGTCCTTGGGGGCACAGTGATTTGGAATATCAAGGTTCAACTGTGAGTAGTGTAAAACAAGATAAAGTGAAGAAGTGGGTTCTTCCCGTTGAAGTAAGTGATGATTTAGAAGATTATATTGTATCTTTCCCTGATGATCTTTTGGAAGCAGCAAATCTTAAAGAAGGAGATCAAGTGGAGTGGGCAGATCAGGGCGATGGGTCTTATCTTCTCCGTAAGGTAATACAACCACTGGGAATGGATGACTGTTAATGTTTGAATTTTTATTATGTGGGTATAATATAGTTTGCCATCTTAATACTATTGAATCAAAAATCAATAATTCAAAATATCAAAAAGATGTAGAACAACTCTGTTACTACTTTGAAGGGCAAGATGTAAATTTACCTGATTATTGTTTTTATAAACCTGAAATTAAAAAACCTAGAAGGAGAAGTGAATTCTAATGGCACTATCACAATCTGTTGAAGAGTCTTTGAAAGAAGCAGAAGCAGCACTACGCAATGCACTAGCATATGCTGCACGTCAAGAACGCCCGATGGTTTGCAGTGTGATCGCAGATCTTATCAGTCGCATTGAATCATTGCAAAGCACTGATGCAATTCTTGATAAGTTAGAGAACCGTAAATCGGGAGACTCTGGATTTTTTGGAAATATTTTTGGAGAATAATGACTGAACCCAACGAACTTGGTAAAGCACTACAAGAATGGTGGGATTCTGATGCCTGCAAACAACTTCAGAAAGATCTTGAGGAAGGAAAACAACGTGCAGTAGGAAAGTATTTTATGCTTTCCGAAGAGGACAAACTTGATATGGTTCAGGCAATCTGCTACATTATGTGTAAGGCAGAAGAGGAAGGAACCAGTCATCGTGGTCTTCAAGATACACTGGGAATCTATCCTGCTGGTTTCTGGATTGATAATCTTATGGATGTTCATAATGCTCTTTGGTCTTACTATCACGACCAAAAAAAGGAAAAAGAACTTAAAGATGACCTAGACAACCTTGAAGATTTCATTAAGTAATGTAACGTGATCCCAAAGAAAACATTAAGTTTCTAGATAGTAATGTATTGAAATGCTAATATTGGGAAATATCGCAAGAAACCTATGACTCTAGCAAAAACTGGCACCGAAGTTCTTACAAAAGAAGAGTGGAATGAACTTGTTGCACTTAAGGACGCAATCACCTATGCTCCACAGACAGTTTCTGCTGAAAAAATGGAAAAATTTGCAGAATTGATGGTTAGATCTCTTGAAGGTAAAGGTGATTGCACTCCACGGTAAAATAAATACAACAACCGATATAAAAAGATGGATAATATTAATCAACATATTCAGAAAGATGAAGAGATTCTGAATGATCCAATGATTTCTCCACAAGCAAGGAGACATACTGAAGAAGAATTAGAAGCATTGAAGGCATATAAGGAAAATCACCCACAAGATTCTCACGATCCCACACCATTGGAACTTTATTGTGATACTCATCCTGATGCACCAGAATGCAGAGTCTATGAGGATTGAGGACAGTTAGTAAACTGGCACACAGAGGGTTCTCAGGGCACTGGGGACCCCTTATAATATGTGGGTAATCAACAAATGCCCCAATGGCAACTCGTTCCCGCATCGGTCTTGAACTTGCTGATGGTTCTATCCTGTCTGCCTATCACCACTGGGATGGATATGAGTCTTGGTTGGGTCGCATTCTTCGCACCCACTACAACAGCAAAGAACTTGCTGCCGAACTGATTGATGGTGGTGATATGAGCACCTGCTGGAATGATGACAATCAACCTGAGTATTATAGTGCTCGCGGTGAGAATTGCCCTCCTCGCCTTGATGCTGACTTGTGCGAATATCTTCTGCCTGATAATAGCGAAGAGTATGCATATGTCTTCCGTAGTGGTGAATGGGTCTGCTATAATATGCATCAGTTTGATGATAGCAAACTGCCCGAAGTTGTTGAAATCCCCTCTGCTGCCCTTGCTGTTTAATTTTTGAGGTAAATTATGAAACCCGACAATACTCTTCGTAACGCTAGTATCATTGGCGTTTCTTTTCTTTTGAGTCTGATGATTATCAATGCAGTTGTTGGACCTCTCTATAATGTGTGGGCACAATCTTTGCAAGGTAAAGCTGAACTGCAAAAAGCAGAATATACACGACAGGTTGCAGTGCTGGAAGCACAAGCAAAGAAAGATAGTGCCCAACAACTTGCTGATGCTGAAGTGATTCGTGCTCAAGGTGTTGCTAAAGCAAACCAAATCATTGGTAATTCGCTGAAGGACAATCGTGAGTATCTCCAGTATCTGTATATCACTGGTCTTGAAGAAGGTTCTAACAAAGGTAATGTGACCATCTATGTTCCTACTGAAGGTGGGATGCCTGTCCCTACATTGCAAATGAATAAGTGACGGTTTAAAAACTGGTACAAGACCCACCCAAAAGGTGGGTTTTCTGCTATAATATTCTTGTAATTGAGGGTTTCTTATGGATCTGTCTGAACTGATTGAGGAACTGCGGGAAATTGAAATCTATGGTTCTGAACCAGCAGATTGGATGGGATTCTTGGGTGATGATGAACCCTGGGTGCCAGATCATGAACTGGCATACTGACCTCCTAGGACCCCTCTAGGATGCCCTATAATAAGCACATACGCAATCAACCGATGACTACCACCTTTGCCGACTATGCTGCCCAGCAAGAGGCACGGAACAATATTGCAGAGGCAGTTCTGGGGCACACCTATGCTCTCTGTGAAGCACTGCGTCAGAACTTTATTGATTACAGCATCAAATCTCATGCACTTCGTACTGAAGATGTTGAATACCACGATGCTTGTATTGATAAACTGAAGCAGGGTATCTGTGACTATGACTTCTACCCCGAAACGGGTCGTAAGTATCACAAAATCATTATGAATGCTGCTGGTTCTCGCTCTGTCCACGCTTTTGTAGATAAAAAGACTGGTGAAGTTTATAAGTCTGCTAGTTGGAAAGCACCTGCCAAAGGTGTTCGTTATGATCTGCGACTGATTGAGCAACGTGAATGGTTGCTTGAAAATGCAGACTGGGCAGGTTCTTATTTGTACGCAAAGTGATTAGCACAATGAACGACACAATTAACGAACTGACCGTCACTAAGTCTCTCCGTCTTCTGTGTAACGGTTTCAAATCAGAGTTTGCCACATCTGTGTTTGCAGATGAACGAACGATTGAACTTTTGAGTCAACTTGCAAGTGAGTTTGTGGATGCAAACATTCCTGTCGTTGATGATCATAATCAAATGCAACTTGCTATGATGCTACTGGAATCTCTGGATATTATTGCTCGATGACTGCTAGAGACAAACTCATCTTCATTTCTTCGTTCATTTGGTTTTTGCATTGGGGTCAATGTCTTACATCACGTATTCTGGATATGGTTATTCTAAACGCCTCTGTGAGGACGTTACCACTTGGTTTCTGAATAAGTTTCTTCCCCGTCATAAGATTGAGGTGGAGATTCTTCATCGTGGTCTGCGTCGTGAACAAGTTTATGGGTATTGCGACTATGTGGGAGCATCACGTCGTCCCCGTGAGTTTCTGATTGAACTCAACACCCATATGTCTGAGGAGTTGTATATAAAAACTCTTTTACACGAACTGGTCCACTTGCGCCAGTGGGTAGTCGGTTCACTGCGGTTCCGATACGGAAAATTGTGTTATTCTAAAGAACCAGTCGAAAAGTACGACTATTGGCATCAACCACACGAAATAGAGGCACGGGAGCAAGAAGAAACCCTATATCTGGAGTATCTAATTGAGAAACAAGGTGTGCCAGTCCCCAAAGTGGCACAGTTTTTCCCGAACCGCCTGATGCAGGCAGTATAATACAAGTTCAAGCAACTGATCAATGACCCCTGAACAACGGTTTCAGCAACTGTTTGAGGAAATGTACCAACTTTGTGATGAGCAAGGTTGGGGAGATCCTTTCAGTTATGCTCGATCGCGTGAGATACATCTTGCTGGTATTCTTGGGCATCAAGTAGCAGAAACCTATTCGGGTGCTGATGCTGTTGATCAAGATGGTGAATGTGAGTATAAATCTACCATTGCCAATTTCATCAATGGGACGTATAATGGTATCAGTGTTCAAGATACCTGGGAAGAACAGGAACGTTATTTGATTGAGGAAAAACTTGGTAAGTATTCCAATCACTACATTGCCCGTTATGATGGTGGCAAAGTTGTAGAAGTTTGGAAACTGACTGGTGATGATGTGTTGATGATTCTGCTTCCTAAACTCAAGAAAGATTGGGAACGTAAGATTCACGGTAAGCATAAAGATCCCCGACTCTCTGGTAATCTAACTAAGAAAGAAATTTATCAATACGGAACTCAAATTGTATGACACTTGATAGTGGAAAACTAATGTATTCCGAAGGGAATAATGATGAGTGCTATACTCCTTCATACGGTGTTACTCCTATTCTGAAATACATTCCCAAAGGTGCCACTGTTTGGTGCCCATTTGACACTGCTGAGAGTGAGTTTGTCAAGCAAATCTCACCACAAAATCAAGTGATTTATTCCCATATTTCACAGGGTTATGATTTTCTCACTTTTACACCAAAGTTTCATTGGGATGTAATTGTATCCAATCCACCATTCACAAACAAGAGAAAGTTCTTCGAGCGAGCATTATCATTTGGCAAACCATTTGCTCTGATTATGACGAACACCTGGTTGAATGATTCTGCACCAAAGCAACTGTTCAAGGACAAAGATCTGCAACTGCTGATGTTTGATAAGCGTATGAAGTTTCACAGTCCTGATGGTCGTCCAAATGATAAAATCACGTTCAGCAGCAGTTACTATTGTTGGAACTTTCTACCAAAACAAATCATAATGGAGGAACTGAATGTGCCAGCTTCCAAACTGGCACAACGCACTCGCAGTGAGGCAGTTCTTCCTCTATAATTACAAGGTAATCAAGGGAACCGCAATGGTCACCGACACAACGCAAGATCAACAGATCCGCCACACTATTCAGAAAACGATTGAGAATGAAATGCCTCTTCAACTTCTGAAACGGATTGTTTATGAGGTCCGTTGTGAAGAAATGGGCATCCGCCCCGATGGTTGGAAACTTTATCCCGAAAACTGAGGAGAAATTAAATGAGTCATTACTGGACTACAAAACTGAATAATGCAACCAGTCGTCGTTTGGAAAAACTTGAAAAAGAAAACGTTCTAATCAATACAAATACTCATCAAGGACGCAAAGTAATCGGTTACAATTATCTTGAACTTGTATTTGAAGAATCTAACGAAGAATGATTGAAACTTTGATTGCTGGTCTAACCTGTGGTATTGCTACATTTTATGGAATGGGTGATGGTTTCCACGGGCAACGCACTGCAAATGGAGAACGATTTAATGCTTATCGTTGGACTGCTGCTCACCCTTACCTTGCTATGGGAAGTAAAATTAGGGTTACAAATCAAGACAATGGGAAACAAGTAATTGTAAGAGTTAATGATCGTGGACCCTATTCCCACGCTGACCTGGATCTAAGTTATGCTGCATTTTCTCATATTGAATCAACTAATAAAGGAAATGCTACTGTTTGTTGGAGAGTAATTGGATGAAAAAACTTCTTCTTGCTGCTGCAATTTTTATCTCTTTTCCTGCCTTTGCTCAAGAAATTAAAACATATCGACCATTTCGATATGAAACACCCTGCCTCTTGGAGCAAGGTATTCAAACCTATCCCGATACCTGTGTAGTAATTGAAACTAGAGAAAAAGGTGGAGCACTTCGCACCCGCAACATTTACTCCAACAAATATGCTCTTACTATCAAAGGAAGATTTGATAAGGAGAAAGGATATATGACCTGGGATAGTCATAATAAGTTTGAATACAAGTGGGATTATAAAGTTGGTGGAAATGATGGTCTTGGTGTCTGGACTTATGTGATGCCTGGTTTTCTTGTTCAAAATGTATCTTGGGACTAATGACAATGACTGAAACAAATGTACAACTGAATGTTCAAGAAATTGGTATAATTCTATCCGCACTTCAATTGCTTGAGATTAGGGAAGAAAACCGAATCGCAAGGGAGTATGGAAGTGTGCCAGCACTGTATAATAAACTTTATACGGTCTTTGAGCAAATGGACACTTCGCAAACTGGTCTACGGTACGACGTGGTGCCGTCCTTCTGACCTATAATACAAAGGTAATCGGGACACACCCAATGCAACTGTCTACCTTCTCCAAGATCGACGGCAAACCCTCTATGGTCGTTGATTACTTCCCTGTCAAGAACAGTACCAAGTTTATGTTCAAGGTGCTCAAGTTTCAAGGTGTTGATACGATGTCCTACAAGTGCATCACCAAACGTGACTTTGAACGTGAAATGAATGAACGCATTGGTATGGGTTGGGAAGTGACTGGTTTCAACACTGAAGAGAAAAATGTCAACCCGATGGCAGGTGCAGTTTGATGAAACTACGTTATCTTGTTTTGGGTGGAATTGGGTGCATAATTGGATTGAATGTGTTTCTCATCCAACGTGATGCAGAACTGTTCAAGGCATATGATGCCTGCACTCAGTCCACTCAACATCCCGATTGCCCGTATAAAAAATGAACGACGAAGACATCAAACAATTTATGACTGCCTTTGAGGATTTTATGCAACACTCCGAAATCGAACAATTCAATCATAATGCCTGGACTGCTGCTAAGCAATATACTGATCATTACTATGAACAAAAAGCTGCAGAACTAGAGGTGACTGTCGATTATTATATTCAAGAGTTTGTATGAATGAGCAAACCAAATTGATTCTAGCACTAATGCAGATTGATAATCTTACCTCTCTGACTGAAGGTAATGAGTATCAAAAATTCCTGTATTCTCATTTAATTCAAATTCAAGTTGAACTACAACGTCAGTTGACAAATCTGAATCATTCATCTAAAATTAAGGAGTAATTTTTCAAAAGAAATGAAATCACTTTATATCGTTGATTACTGGGTGCCGTTTCCTTCAAGTGAGTATGGTGGTGTAATCAATCTAATTGCTGAGTCTGATACTGAAGCATTTTCTATTTTGTCGCAGTCAAGTATCTATGATGAAAATTATATTGATCGCATTATGCCCAATGTAGTCAGTGCCCAGAAGTTTTCTCTTGTAGATGAGTATGAGTCTGGCATCATTGATTCATTTACTACCTGAGAACTATGTCCGAAACACTGTATCGAATTGAAGAGTATTGTACGACTGGCTGGGCACTCATTGATTCTCATCAAGTAAAACTGACTAAAGAACAATGTAAAGAACAACTGGATATGTATCTTGCTCAAGGTCATAATCCTCAATATTTGAGAGCTGTTCCTGATGGCAATTGAGTTTCCACATAAAGCACCCAAAGGAATGTATTATGAGCAAACTGAGTTTAAACGCAATGTTACTGCTATCTGGATTCACTATAAGTGTAAGTTTGATTACAATCTTGGTGATCCAGTTCGTTGTATCTGGGGATTCTACAATACTAAAACAAAACAATACCACGCACCAATCAATTCAAAGACAGTGGGTGATGTAGTAAGTATTCATAATACAACACCATATTCTGCAATGATTCCTAAGCAAACTGTATTGGAGTCTTGCTTTGTATGAGTTACATTCCTGAGGTTAATCATTATGTAAAGTGGAAATCACACATTGAAGGGTGGATTTACTTCAAGGATAAGGAATATATTACGATAGAAATTGGAGTCAAACCAAAAGATGAAGAGAATTACGAAGCGTGTTCAATTCATCGCAATGATCGTTTGATGGTGCTGTGTTATCATAACCAATGGAAAGAATTAAAATATATAAAGTCTAGACAATCAAGATATGAAAAAAAAGAAAACACTGTGGAGATTGTGGGCGAAATCTATTGGGGAGAAGGCATCGAAAAATGACAGAGAAGCAGACCACGTTGCTCATATACGGACTGTTATATTTCTCACTTATCTCATTACTAATCTTTTTATTGTTGCAGGGGTCGTAAGACATTGGAACGACATTGAGTATCAACAACCCGTGAATCATGGACAAATATAGAAAAATAATCTTTCCGACTTACATTTATCAATATAGTCTTCGGGAGAAGAATCAAGTTCTAAAAGAACTTCTTCTTCCGAAGATTTTGCAGTATCAAAAAGATTTTAAATTGAATCCACCGCAAGGATGGACAACGGATAAAGTTTACACAACATTTGAGCAGAATGAATTAAACTATAAGTTATTCATTCAGTCTTCAGAAGTTCGTCAAAACTATGAAAAGCATTTCTCTCAAGTCTTTGGAAAGGGAACACAATTTGAGTTTACTGGTGCCTGGTTCAATTACTATACCAATGGTGAATATCAGGAAGAACACGATCATATGGGTGATTCATTCAATGTACCAGATGCACATTTTTCTGCAATTCATTTTTTACAGTTTGATCCAAAACGTCACGCACCAGTCACATTCATTGATTCATTGAGTAAGTTAAATCGAAGATACAATAATTTCTATGTCTATAATCCTAGAATTGCAGAAGGTGATTTAATCATTTTTCCATCACATTTGAGTCACCGTGTGAAACCATCACAACCAACACCTGATTATCCAAGAGTGACGATTGCTTTTAACCTTCATATTCAGACGATTCATGCAAATTAATTTTATCGATAACTTCTTAACAAAATCAGAACATCAGAGAGTTTATCAATACTGTCTGAGTGCTTCCTATCGTTATGGTGAACAGGACAATCCACAGACTCCGACGACTGGAATGGTTCATAACATATCTGGAAATGAGTTTGTCTATAAGGTCTTAAATCGAAAGATTCTAGAAACATTTGATTTTCTTGGTCCACTCAAACTGTATCGAATGTATGTGAATTGTTTTGCCCCTGGTGAACGATCCTATTTTCATATTGATCACAATACTGGATATACCTTGTTGTATTATCCACATTTAGAATGGAGTTTGAATGATGGTGGTGAAACACAATTTTACCTGGAAGAAAGTATTCAAGGAATTTGTGCCGTTCCCAATCGACTTGCAATATTTGATGCATCATTATTACATCGTGCGACACCATTTTATCATTCACATCGATTCACGATCGCAATCAAATACAGGTAAGAGTCTAAATATCTAAAAATAGACTTCTATTTCTCTTTGAAATGCCAGTTAATACAACACAGACAAAGTATTTTCAGAATATTGGACCAAGTGCAGATTCTCTGAGTTTCAGTACAATTGCCTCTACATTAGGAAACTCTTCGACAAATATTCGATTTGGTGATTATCGAAGAAAGACAAGTGCAAATGAAGTATTTGTCGATGTAAGTGCCAGTGCAGAACAAAAACTTGCACAGACTGGTATTGTACCTGATTCAATTGAAAATCAGACTTGTGGTGTCGATGGAAACGGAATTACGACACTGAACGATCATAAGATTTCCAGTCTGAAGAATATGATCAAACGTTATGATGTATCCTATACTGGAAACACATCCAGTCAAATTGACATTAGCCCTGGTGGTGGAACGATTGCAGATAACTGGGCAACAAATATTGATTTGAATGTACCAAAAAGAGTCACCTTTGATAGTTCGACACTAAAGGCAAGTACAACATCAGAACACGCTGTCGTGTTTAGTGGTTCGGCACTAAATTTAGATCTAACGTTCAATGCCACACAGGTTCTGGGAAGAGAAGGAGTTGGTGGAACAAAGGCAACTGCCAATACATCTGCGACTGGTGGTGGTGCTGGTGGTGGTGCATTGTATCTGAGAAATACGACATCCAGAACATCTGGAAATGCGTCTACAATTAATCTAACTCTCAACAATACTGCACTGATTGCTGGTGGTGGAGGCGGTGGAGGTGGTGGTGCCACAGGAACAGTTAGTGGTACGACTCAATGCACCAATTACAATGATTATTCTTATAATAACAATTATTGGGCTTATCTTTACGGTGGATGTCCAGTTGCTTGTGATAGTGGTGATACTCAATTAGCCTGTAATTATAGCAATGATATTCGATATTTCCGTGGTACGGGTGGATTTTCTCAGGGTACTTGGTATTCCTATCCCTGGACAGTCACGTGCCGTAAGTTTATCACCACCGACAATGGTGCAGTTGCAGCAGCATCTGGTGGAGATGGTGGTGTTGGTCAAGGATCAAACAATGCCAATGCAGGTGTTGGAGGTAATGCAAGTGGTGCAGCATCACTAAATTGCCCTGGTGGTACTTATGCCCAGAATGCAACATCGAATACGACTGCTGGTGTTGCTGGTGGAGATGGTGGAACCTATGGTCTTCCTGGTGGAAATACAAATGTAGCCAATGGTGGATCTGCTGGTCCTTGGTTGAATGTATCTAATACACGATGGGCAAACAGAGGTGCATCAGGAGCACTTGTACAAAGAGTCAATACTATTTGACATTTAATTCGATTGTTGATAGAATAGAAAAAAACTGATGTCATATGAAACTGTCTGAATTTATTTTTCATATTGTCTGTGAAATGAATGATGCTCGATTCGCATTTCCAGTCAAGGTCAAAGAAGAAAAGGAAAGACTGGCACATTGCCTGAGTTGTGACCATTATGATGCCGAATCCCAGATGTGTGGATTGTGTAATTGTTATGTGCCAAATAAGGTCAAGCACTTGTATGAGTTCTGTCCTCTCGAAAAATGGGATCGAAGTTCCGAAACCTGGAATGATACGTATTGTAATCTGTTTGCCGAAAAAGTCATTGAAAAGTACCCTGATGCAGAAGAATGGAAGAATCAATTAAACTAAAAGGAACGTATGAAGACTTTATTGGAACATACGAAAACATTCTAGATTTCAATCTCTGTGATGAGATCATAGGTGCATTTGATTATTATCACGATATGGATGCCGTCTTCTGTGAAGATGGACAATTTGAGAATTCCAATGCAGGACGATTCGATTGGGCAATTGATCTATCAGAACTTGGATCAACAATGAAACCGACTCATCCTCAACAGATTGTGAATAATGTACTGAAAGAATGTCTAGATGAGTATATGACTGTCTTTGGTCATCTTAAACCATTGGTTCTTTATTCGATTAATCAGAAGGTACAAAAGACTCCTGCTGGTGGTGGTTATCACGTCTGGCACGATGAGAATACTTCTATTCAACATTCATCTAGAGTTGCTGTTTGGATGTTTTATTTGAATGATGACTTTGAAGGAGGAGAGACTGAGTTTCTGTATTATAAGAAGAGAATCAATCCATCAAAAGGAACATTGTTAATTTGGCCTGCTGGATTAACACATTGCCATCGTGGTGGATTAGTTCTGAAAGGTACAAAGTATGTTGTAACGGGATGGTTCTATGTCGGACAATAAAGAAGAGAAAGAGTTTCCATCATTAATCGAACAAGGAAAGAATCTGGCACAGTTCACGTTTGAGGTTGTTAAGGATGTTGTTGTGCCAAATACTGAACATCAGATCTATGCTAGTAATGAGGTTAAGAAGCAAAGGTTAGATACTTGTAAGACTTGCGAATATTATCATCAACAACAGAATCGTTGTAGGCACTGTGGTTGTTGGTTAGAACATAAGACTAAGTTCATTGTTGCAGAGTGTCCGATTGGAAAATGGTAGCGAATAATACAAAATAAAGTTAAATTTAATTAAAAAATGTATTAAAAAACTAATATGTTCTTTCTATAACATTCTCAATAAGGTGTAATTAATTGAGAATCAATTGAGTATTATAGTTGAGAATAAGTCTTATAAATGCCTCTGAGACTTGTATTTTATAAGTGTGATAAAACCTTATAAATGCCTCTGAGACTTGTGAGTTTAGTCCGCGCATTATAACACACGAGACCCCGAAATGTCAACCCCCCACGAGATTTGCTACGAGACCCACACATATCTCGACGAGAATTATAATCATATCTTAACATTTCTCGTCGAGAATACATATATATCATTATGAGACTCGACGAGATTGTGCATCATAAGGGCTTGCAAACTCGTCGAGATCGTGCTACACTATAACAGTCATCAATCATTCTCGACGAGCATTATGTACGACGACTACGATCTCGACTACTCTTTCAGTAACGATTACAATCTCGACGAGGACTCATACTACGAGCATTATGTGCAAGGTGATGCGAACCTCGACGAGGATTATGCACGAGATGGGCAAGATTACGAATCACTTGCATATCGTCATTATGCATGATAGAATCTAGCACACATACACGAGAGCATCATGATAGCACAGAAGCGTATCGTACAGGTTACACTAGATATCATGTGTTATGATGATCTAGACCTAGATGATATTAACTGGCGTGAGTTATTGCAACTCGAACCAGGTGAAGATGTCCATTGTAAGGTACAAGAATTCGATATCGATTGGTAATGTGCCAGTTTGTAGATTGGCACATATTCTCAATTAGTAATACTTATTGATTCTCAATAACAAGATCTTATTGAGAATATGTGACAGTCGGAGAACTGGCACAAGACCCATTGCATACGTGATATCTCCGTGCCATACTACATTCGTGGTTGAGAAATTCTCTACATTCTCTTCCAACCACGAAAATATCATGAAACTCTTTGCCTCGAAATTCTACCAAACTCTGGTGCTAAATGTTGCCACGATTGCTGCAATTGTCGTGGGTTTGTATCAGTTTGCTGTTCGTGCCTATGTTGAAAACAACGGGGCAGAAAAGACCCGCAAGGTGATTCAAACTGTTCTGCAGTTCGTTGATACTATTGTTGGGCAATTGCAAGCGTTGGTTGATACCGATGTGCCAGTTGTGAAAGTGGCACAGAAAACTACCAAACGTTCCTGATTCCTGCTAGTTTACATTCGTTCCTGAGATTTCCGATGATTTTTCTGACTTCTACCAATCACGGTTGTGTGTATACTTTGGGACAAGAAGATGGGGATGAGTTGTATTATGCCCCAATCTACACCAACGGTACAGTAAATCTCGAAGAATTTGCTCCTGTTGATATGAATGAAATTGATATGGATGATATGGAAGTGTTTGATATCATTCGTCGCCTTAAAGTTATGAATGAGGTGTGACGGTCTGACAAGTGGCACACACCCCCTTGCGGTTCTGATTAATCCGTTCTACATTACATTCGTTCCTGAGAGATTTCAATGTTTGATGAACTCTGGTCTGAGATTCAAGATGCTCCTGGTGAGATCTTCGATATGGACATTCCCGAACTTCGTGATACTGAGAAGTTCGATGTCAATGAGTACCTGAACGCAAACTACGATTACTGATGAACACAATCAGTCGCCAACATTGGGACACTCTTTATACCAAACTCTACGATGCGTATGAAGAGTGTTCTAAGAATTATGATGAAACTTACCGACAAAAAATCGGTATGATTCTTGACCACATGATTTACAATCAACCCCACCTTAACATCAAATGACTGACACCTTTGACCGTGATTCTCTCATTGCTGATTATGCTCAGCAGATCCTAGATGGGATGGATATGAAAACAATGGAGTGTTTCGTTTATGATACTTTGAAGGATAATCTTTCGTCCTATTCTGATGAGGAATTGATTACTGAGATTACAGAATACAATCCCGAACTGCTGGAGGATGTGACAGTCGGATAAGTGGCACAAGGGGGATTGCAAAGTCCCCCGATCTGATCCATACTACCTTTGTTGAAACGAACGACACCAATGAGCACCGCAACTTACAACGGTTGGGCAAACTACGAAACCTGGAATGTTGCTCTGTGGATTCAGAATGATGAGGGTTTGTATAACATTGCCCGTCGTTATGATGATTACCTTAAGTTCGTAAAGCACATGTGGTTTGATGCTACAACTCCCGATGGAGTTAGCTACACTGATCCTAAACTTGATTGGGATGAACTGAATGAAATGATGGCCGATCTCTGACCTTAAGTAACACTTACCAATCACAACATTTGACCAATGCCTGACATCACTCCCATCGTTGATCTATTTTATCATCTGCCTGAGGGTACTGGTAAGGTCCTCCTGCTGTTTGCTCTTGCTATGGGCATCGGGGTCATGATCACCGTCAAGGTGAAGGGTAGTTTGAGCAATGCCGACGATTTCATTTGGTGGGACGATCTCTGAACTGGCACACTGAGACCCCAGATCCGACTTCCGACCCTGTAGACTGAAAGCATGAAAAACACCCACCTTGAGCACCCCGAAGATACCATCCTCACGGGTGATCTTTCTGTCCTGGATTGGTTTGTAACTCCTGGCACTTTGTCTGTTAAGATAGACGGTGCTCCCGCAATTGTGTGGGGAATTGATCCTGCAACTGGCACATTTTTCGTTGGCACTAAAGCAGTGTTCAACAAGAAAAAGATTCGTATTGCTCACAATCATGAAGAGATTGATCAATTCTACGATGGAAATGTTGCAGAAATTCTTCACTCTTGTTTTGATTGCTTACCTCATACAGACACCATTTATCAGGCAGACTTTATCGGGTTTGGTGGATCTACTGAATACAAATCCAACACCATCACCTATCAGTTCCCTGAGGTAGTTTCTCAGCAAATTATCATTGCACCTCACACCTGCTATTATGCTGAGAACGATCTGCGTGATGCTCAGGCATTCCCTGATCGTGCAGTCTGGAATGATACCGAATCGGTCAAATATGTGAAACCGAATGCATACATTCTGCACGGTCAAACGTCCTTTGCCGATGTTGATGAGATCTGCAAATTTGCCCGTCAGATGGCAACCACTGTGACCTTTGTAACTGATAAGGAAGCAGCAAAGATCAAACAACAACTTAATGCCTGCATTCGTGCTGGTGAACAGATCAGTGTAGAGAGTGTGAATGAGTTTGATTGTGATCCTAACCTGATTCGTTTGTGGGCATTGGTGAAGTCGATCAAAGATGATTGTTTGTTCCTGTGCCGCAATGATGGTCCCGCAGCATACATCGGGCACAACAGAATCGATGCCGAAGGTTATGTGATGACCAATGAGTTTGGTATGTTCAAACTGGTGAATCGTGAGGTCTTTTCTTATCACAATTTCAACTCAGGTCGTTTCCAGTGTGCCAGTTGAGGAAGTGGCACAAACCCCCTAGACCTGCCCCCCATCCCGTGCCATACTATGTTCATCAGGGGGGAGGAAGGAGAACCCCCCAAGGGCAGAGGTGAGGACTGCCCATCCCATTTCAATCGCAATTGCCAAATGCGTAAGATCGAACGTCTGATGAATGCTGCTATCACTGCAGGCAAAGATTTCAAAATGGCAAACACTGAGGTTGTTTCCTGCAGCAACGTTACCGATGTCTTTCTGCACGGTAATTTGATTGCCCGCATTGGTGAAACCTGGATTGAACTTTTCGATGGTGGGCATCAAACTGTCACCACCAAATCCCGTCTCAATGCTATTCTGCGTGAGCACGGTGTTGGTGATGAGAGTGTGTTTCAAAAGAACTTTCAATGGTTCTTTCACTCTAATCAATTCGGCACAATTCCGTTCTTCTCTGGTATGCGTCTGAACTGAACATCTGTCCTGGTGATGACATTAAACTCACCGCAACTTTCATTCCTTTCTGTCACAAATGATCCGATACGAAGTTCGTTATCAGACCCCATACAATCAGTGTGAATGGAGGTCGCAATGGTTTAAGACTTTGGATGAGGCAGAACGTATGGTTGAGTTCTATCGATCCTGCGGATCTCCTGCTCACCTGGCACCCTAAACTTTTCCCCCTTCGTTAACACTTACTTCGTTTCTAAAATGACTTTCGAACTTGCAATCTCCCTGCTTCGTCAAGGTGACAATGGGGAGCAAATCCTGCAGATTCTTGATACCATCGCAACTGATGATGAACAGGGAACTGTAACAGATCTGCAGGGCAATCCTGTTATCTGGTGACAGTTGATAAGGTGTCCACGATTCTCCCCGTGGGCACCTTTTTTGTGCAATACTAAAAGAGTCAAAGAAAGGCAACTCAAATGTCCGTGATCAAAGCATTCTCCATTGACGGCAAGATGATCAACAAGAGCACTGAAACTGGAAAGTGGTGGGTGTCTGAAATGGAGAATGATTGCTTCCGTGGTGCTATTGCTTCTCTCTACAACTTCGTGGTTGAGACTAATGCAGACTGTGACGCAGCATACGAATGGGTTTGTGATCAGTGCGGGATTGATACATTCGTTGCCGATACTTGGGCGTGGGATTGTTTCTATTCGGTGTTTGATTCTGCCCGTGACTGAATTACACTGAACCGTTCGAACATTCTTCACTCAACATCATGGCACTCTACAGTATTGCGTCTGATCTTAACACCCGTCAAACCGTATGGGTGAGCACCAATGTTGTTAAAGGTCGTCCGCAACTTAACTCTCACCGTGATGATTCGTTCGGTCGTTCACTCAATCGTGAGGGCATTGATGGTTATCCTGCGTGGGAACTTGCGGGTCTCCATTGTGATTACGTAGGACGTGGTTAGGTATATCATTCGTTCGTGACCTGGCAGTTGTTTTATATGCGCCCCCTGCGGGGGGTTGCCGCCGTGTTGCCCCCCGTATATAAAAACCCCTACCTCCCATAAGCTATAAAGTCTTGCTTTTGCCATCTCTTTATAACACTCATATAAAAAAAAATTTCCCTATATAAAAAATAAAATAAAGATTCATATAGATGAGAAAAAATTCCGGAGAAATTTTTCAACCCCTACAAGTCGATCCAATTTCTGGGGAGTATTATTTGATAATACCAGAACATATTATTAATGATTTAAGTTGGTACGAAGACACCGAGATTAGATTGGAATTATCTGCAAATGAAATCATTCTCTCAGAAAGAAAGTAATTGACATTGTATAGATAATACTGTATGATATGAAAGTAATTACACTCAATTATGGCTAAAGGATTTACTGTAAAAGCAAAGGCCCCTGTAGCTGGAGGGTCTGTAGAAGAATGGGACTATGACAAAGCCCGTGAATTAATTCGGGGCAAGACTATTGTATTCTGCCTACCAGGAAGAGGAGTATCATATACTTACCTCAAAAACTTTGTACAACTCTGTTTTGACCTTGTGCAATCGGGTGCTAGCATTCAGATCTCGCAAGATTATTCATCGATGGTAAACTTTGCAAGATGCAAATGTTTAGGTGCGAATGTACTGCGTGGACCTGATCAGATTCCCTGGGATGGCAAACTCCATTATGATTGGCAACTTTGGATTGATTCTGATATTGTTTTCAATACGGAAAAGTTTTTCCAACTTGTTTTAATGGAAAAAGATATTGCCGCTGGTTGGTACTGCACCGAAGATGGAATGACAACTTCTGTTGCACACTGGCTTGATGAAGATGATTTCCGTAACAATGGTGGAGTCATGAACCACGAAACACTTGAAACCATCTCAAAACGTCGTAAACCATTTACTGTTGACTACACTGGTTTTGGATGGCTTCTGATTAAGAATGGAGTCTTTGAACACTCAGAAATGAAGTATCCTTGGTTTGCACCAAAGATGCAAGTTTTTGAGTCTGGTCAAGTACAAGATATGTGTGGAGAAGACGTATCATTCTGTTTGGATGCTAAAGATGCTGGATTTGATATCTGGTGCGATCCTCGTATTAGAGTCGGTCACGAAAAAACAAGGGTTATCTGATTAGTATGTCTAACGATCGCTATAATATTCTCTGTAAAGGACGACGAATTTACTCTAGTCTGACAGAAGAAGAATATTTCGATATAATGGAGGACCTGTCAATTGAATTTTATCAGACAGGTTCTCCACTTCCTGAAGATCTTGAAACTGAAATTTTAAAAGGAGATACAGTATGGCCAAATCCAAAGTCGGTTTAAATAAGAGTTCTTATATTGCAGGTCCCCCCAAGAAATCAATGCAAGGTGCTGGTAAGGGGACCAAATATGCAGCAACGTCTCGTAATAAAGCAAGAAAAGCTTATAGAGGTCAAGGAAAATAAATAGGTAAAAACTAAAAAATATGTATTACTTAGAGGGTAATGATGAGTGGAATAAAATTCATCCATTAGACCTCTGGACATACAATAAATTATTTTTAAGTCGGATGTTGGGTTATAATTGTGGTCCTATAGGAACCACAGTTCCCAAATCCGACTTTTATATTGTCAGGCCATCATTCAATTTGCTCGGAATGGGCCGCTTTGCTCGTAAAGAATGGATTGAGAATGAAACTGATCACTTTCATCCTGGGGAATTCTGGTGTGAAATTTTCGAGGGTGATCACTTAAGTGTCGATTACTATAAAAAACAGTCAGATTTAGTCGTTCTTGGCACAAGAGATCCATTAGATCCTTACTATAAGTGGAAAAAATGGGAAAAAATTGATCGTAAAGTAGAATTTCCAGAAATTTTAAAAGATTTAAACGGAGATTATGATTGGATTAACTGTGAATTTATTGGTGATAAACTTATAGAAGTACATTTTCGCAGAAACCCAGACTTTAGACACGGAAATTCAATTGCTATACCAGTTTGGGAAGAAAAAAACATAGAAAATATGAAATTTATTAATGATAGTGAGTATTTTCGCAAAGGTTTTTATATTGAATAAATAAGTTTTTTAAATCCGGTGAATTGAAAAAGTTTCCGATGGGCAAACACCTACTTTTAGAGGTGTATAATGTAAACTATGATCTTATCAATGACGTAAATTCTCTACAAGACGTTATGATAAGAGGCATTAACCGTGCCAAAATGACAATTCTGAATACTTTCTCACATTGCTTTCTTCCACAAGGTTGTACGGTCGTTATTGCCCTTGCAGAAAGTCATGTTTCTTGTCACACTTGGCCAGAAAACGGTTGTCTTGCAGTTGATGTATATACTTGTGGTGAAGGAAATCCTCGTTTAATAGCCTTAGAAATTCTCAAATACCTTGATTCAGAATCATACTCTTTACGAGAAGTAGACCGTTAAATAGAAGTAAGGAGATAGCAACCTCCTTTATAAAAGTTCTGTTTTATTCATTAAAACAGGAGCTAAAATGTCTAATTTACCAGTCGATAGAGACCCCAATTATATGAAGGATATGTGGGGAACTTCTAAATTAATTACAGATTATGGTTCTACAGAACAAAAGAGAATAATACAAGAAGTAATGCACGATACTGCACCACGACACGATTTAAAAAAACAAGTTGAACTTCACGAAAAAATTCGTAATGATGAAGATTATGATGATTGGGAATATGGAACTGAACCAACGTATGGTTCTCCCTGGCACTGAATATAAATAAAGCAAAGAAAACTTTTGGTCAATGGCATCAAAAAGAATATCTAGATCTTTTAAGGATATTAGTTTATCATTTGAACCTCATCCAATAACAAAAGATTTGCAAGTTTTAAAGAATGAAAATGCTATTCGCAGATCTGTGAGAAATATTGTTGAAACAATTCCTACTGAAAAATTTTTTAATTCTTTATTTGGTTCCGAAGTAAGATCTAGTTTATTTGATTTTGTCGATTTTGGTACTGCTTCGGTTATACAAAGTCAAATTGAAACCGCAATATTAAACTTTGAACCGAGAGTTGAAATTGTAAATATAAATGTTGAACCAAATTCAGATCAAAATTCATTTTATGTTACAATTGTTTTTAACATTATTGGTCAAGAGTTTCCAACACAAGAATATTCGTTTCTATTAGAGGCAACAAGATAAAATGCCTTTCACTAAATTTGCTAATTTAGATTTCGATCAAATAAAAGAATCTATCAAAGATTATATCCGTGAAAATTCAGATTTCACGGACTTTGATTTTGAAGGTTCTAACTTTTCAATTTTGATTGATACTCTTGCATATAACACTTATATTAATGCGTTTAATTCTAATATGATTGTTAATGAGTCTTTTTTAGACTCTGCAACATTACGTGAAAATGTTGTTTCTTTGGCAAGAAATATTGGATATATTCCTCAGTCAAGAACAGCATCTAAGGCACAAATATCTTTTAATATTTCTGGATTACTTGATGGAAGTGGAAAACAAACGACAAAAACACTAACACTAAGGGCAGGATTAGTTTGTACAGGTGATGCCAAAAACACCTCATATGTTTTTTCAATTCCTGAAAATATCACAGTCAACGTAAGTTCAACTGGAGTAGCAAGTTTTAATAATATAACAGCTTATCAAGGAACTTTTTTAACAAGTAAATTTAGATATGATGGTTCTTTAGATCAAAGATTTATTCTTGATAATTCATTTATTGACACTTCTACTGTTAGAGTTTATGTTAAAAAACAATCAAATGCCGAAGAACTGGGTTTTGAATATACTCAGGTAGAAAATATTTTAAATTTAAATTCTAATTCTAGAATTTATTTAATTCAGGAAGTTCAAGACGAAAAATATGAAATATTTTTTGGGGATGGATTAGTTGGTAAAAAACTTGGGACAAATTCAAATCAAGATGGAGACATAATTACCATAAATTACATTGTTACTGATGGAAAAGACGGTAATGGTGTGTCTAGATTTTTATTCTCTGGATCCTTGCAGGATGATAATGATGATCAATTAATATTGAATACA